AAACTGGTACATTTACAATTAATGTGGGAGATGCTGGAAGTGCTTCAGGTTCACTACACACATTCGTATCAGCATCAACAAACGCTATTAAGCATGAACCTCAATCAGTACATACATTTGTATCGGCATCAGCTGGGGCTATCAAACATTTACCACAATCAGCTCATACATTTGTTAGAACAAGCGAAGATTCGGTAAGTACTTTACCAATTCTAACTAAAAATATTGAAGGTTTAGTTAAAAGAAGTGATGCAACTCAATTCACTTCTTCACTAAGTGGTTCAGAAACTCTTATATCTAAATTATCATCTTCGTTTGAAACTGTATTGGATATTATAGAATTTGGAACTGGTTCAACTCCAACAACTGCAACTTATGACCCTGCAGATGGTGATTTCGTAATGACTATTCCAAATCACAAATTTAGAAAAGCAGATAGTATTTACTTAAAGCCGGAATCATTCACATTTACTTGTGAGATGGATAATAATAAAACTGAACATAAATTACCTTCAGTTGGCCAACCTGCTTACAATACTAAATTAAGAATTAAATCGGTAACTGATAATACTGTAACTGTAAACGTTGGTAAATCAGGTCCTAATGTACACTTTAATCCTACTAATGCAACTTATGACCCAGCAACAGGTGATTTTGTAATCACAACTGGTACTCATAGTTTAAGTGTTGGTGAGGGAATTATATTAGATATTGAATCATTTGCGTTCACTTGTGATATGGATAATGACCAATCGGTTAAATCCTACCCTCGATTGGGTATAGACCCTTACGCTGGACGTTCAATGATGATAACTGATGTTACTGGTACTACAATGACTGTAAATGTTGGTAAATCAGGTCCGAACAAATACTTTACTCCATCGGATGTTAACTATAACGCATTGACAGGAGAAATGGTATTGACAGTAGGTCAACATGGATTGGGTGTAAGTAGAAGTGTAGTGTTAGAAAATGAATCTTTTGCGTTCACTTGTGACCAAGATGGTGATTCATCTGTTCATTCTTACCCAAGAAGTGGTTCTGACCCTTATGCAGAACAATCGATAGAAATTATTTCAGTTGGAAGTACATCTCATACTCCAACGAATGCACCATATAATCCAACAACTGGTATCGTAACATTAACAATCGCATCTCACGGATTCTCCAATGGTGATTATGTAAAAGTTGATGATGGTGCATTAACTTATACTTGTATTTTAGATGGAAATACAACTCAGAAATCTTATCCAAGAACTGGAATAGATTATCCATCTGGAAGATGGTTACAAATTTCAAATGTAACAACTAACACATTTGATATTAATATTGGTTCATCTTCTTACACTGGAGCTCATACATTCGTATCTGCTACATCAAATAGTATAAAGAGACAGGATGGTACATTTACAATCAATGTTGGTGATGCTGGTAGTGCTTCTGGTTCAATTCATACTTTTGTATCAGCATCAACAAATGCAGTAAAACACGAACCACAATCGGTTCACACATTTGTATCAGCATCAGCTGGAGCAGTAAAACACTTACCACAATCGGTTCACACATTTGTTAGAACTATTGATGGTTCCGTAACTGTAATACCTCCACAAGTTGATAATACCGAAGAAGCAATCGCAGTAACAACTGAAACTCAGTTTACCACATCTTCTATATCCGCATCAGCTGCAGATATATCGTTTATTTCAGAATCATTTGAGATTGTAACAAGAATCATAGAATTTGGTAGTGGTTCTTATGAAACATCATCATTATATGGTAGTGAGGTAACTGCATCATCAACTGTTGCAGCTTATAACTTATTAAAATCAAATATTGATTTCATAAAAGAAGAAACAATCGCTTACTTATCATCTTCTTGGTCAACTGCATCATATGATGAGGATAAATGTAAGAGAGATGTTGCTGCTATTGTTAGTGGAGCGGCTGAAGATTTAATTCACAATGTTTACTCAGCATCTATATTCAATGGTAAGTTCTACTTAGAGTATCCATCACAAGCACAAGGTTCACAATTGAACCAAACGTTGGATGGAATTAGATACGCAAGTAGAGTAGCACAAAAAGTGGCATCGAATGTAACATTCTCAAATCCATCGCAAGATAGATTAGATACACAAACAATTATAAACAATAACAAAGAGTTTATTAAAGAAGAAGGAATCGCATTCCTATCAGCTTCTTGGAGTGATTTCGATTATCCAGAAGAAACTTGTAAAAGAGATATCGTACATATCTTAGATGCATCAATTACTGATATTGTTTATGGTGGTAACGAAAGAACAATTAATGCTGGTGTATTCTATTACAAATATCCATCAGAAGCAACTGGTTCTCAACTATTCCCAACTTTAGATGGTATTGAATATGCTGGTGAAGTTGCACAAAAGGTAGTAAGTGGAGCAGTATTTACACCACTATCTTCAGATAAAGTAAATGCTTATAACTTAGTATTAGAAAATAGAGATTTAATCCAAAATGAAGTAATCGAATATGTTTCATCTTCTTGGAACGCAGCTGATTACGATGATGTAAAATGTAAGAGAGATACTGGATACATTATTGATGCAGCTATTACTGATTTACTATATGGTGGAAATGAAAGAAGTATAATAGCTGGAGATTTCTACTACAAATATCCATCACAAGCACAAGGTTCACAATTAGACCAAACTGTTGATGGTATAGTACATGCTCAAAGACTATCTGATAAGGTAATGAGTAATACTATATTAGTAAATCCATCAGTAGAAAGAGAAGGATTATATCAAACAATTGAAAGAAACAGAGAATTGGTTCAAGCTGAAGTAATTTCTTACATCTCATCTTCTTGGGTTGGATTCGATTACGATGAGGCTAAATGTAGTAGAGATGTTGGACACATTTTAGATGCTGTTGCTACTGATTTAAGATATGGAGGAAATGAAAGAAGTGTAACCGCTGGTGAATATTATTACTTATACCCATCAGAAGCAACAAGTGTTCAAAAAACACAAACCATCGATGGTATAGTACATGCAGCTAACTTAGTTCAAAAACTTATTCAAAATGTTGTATTGGTACAACCTTCATCAACTAAATTAAGTATTTGGAACACAATTAGAAATAATAGAAGTTTAATTCAAAAAGAAGTAACTGAATATATTGATTATATGTTCCCATTCTTTACATATAATAGAGAAAAGTGTAGAAGAGATGTTGGTCATATTTTAGATAGTGTTGCAACTGATTTCTTATGGGGTGGTAATCAAAGAAGTATAAAGAGTGGAGAATTCTATTACTTATTCCCATCTGAAGCAACTACTGTACAAAAAGTAGAAACTATTGAGGGTATTTTATATGCTAAGAATATAGTTAGAGATATAATTACACAACAAACTTTATTATCACCATCTTTAGTTTCAAATACTGATGGAAATATTAAAGTAACATCTTATAACTCAGTAACTTCATCTATCGCATTAAGTGGTTCATATCAAACTGAAATAAGTGAATCATATGATACTGTAACTGGAATTATTAGAACTGGAATTGAATCATTCACACCAACAACTGCAACTTATGACCCTGCAAATGGTGATTTTGTAATGACTATATCTAAACATAATTTATATAGTGGTGATAGTATTTACTTAAAGCCAGAATCATTCACATTTACTTGTGAAATGGATGGTAATAGAACCGAACACAAACTTCCATCAATTGGACAACCTGCTTACGATAATAGATTAACAATTAAATCAACAACATCAGATACTATAACTGTAAATGTTGGTAAATCAGGTCCAAATGTAGAATACAACCCAACAACCGCATCATATGACCCAGCAACTGGTGATTTTGTGGTAACTGTGGAAAGTCATAGTTTAAGTGTTGGTGAAGGTGTAGTAATGACAGCTGAATCATTTGCATTCACTTGTGATATGGATAACAATCAATCAGTTAAATCATATCCAAGAGTAGGTATAGACCCATATTCAGTACGTTCAATTCCTCTAACTGCTGTAACTGATACTACAATGACATTTAATGTAGGAGCATCAGGTCCGAATAAATACTTTACACCTGTATCTGCATCTTACAACGCATTAACTGGTGATATGACATTAACTGTTAGTGAATCATTTGGATTGGGTGTTGGTAGAAGTGTGGTATTGGAAAACGAATCATTTGCATTTACTTGTGACCAAGATGGTAATACAACAACTCACTCTTATCCAAGAAGTGGTTCAGACCCATATGCTGAAAAATCAATTGTGATTACTTCAGTTGGTACAACATCACATACTATAACTGATGCACCTTATGATTCGGCAACTGGTGATGTTACTATAACAATCGCATCTCACGGATTCTCAAATGGAGATTACATCAAATTAGATGATAACTCTTTAACTTATACTTGTGTATTGGATGGAAATGTAACTCAGAAATCTTACCCAAGACCTAATTACGATTATCCAAGTGGAAGATGGTTGGAGATTTCAAATGTAACTACAAACACATTTGATATTAATATTGGTTCATCACCATATGTAGGTTCACATACATTTGTAACCGCATCGGTTGATGGATTAGAAAGACAAGATGGTACATTTACAATCAATGTAGGAGATGCTGGAAGTGCTTCTGGTTCTTTACATACATTCGTATCTGCATCTAATAGAGCAGTTAAACATGAACCACAATCAGTTCATACATTCGTATCTGCATCAAATGGAGCATTGAAACACTTACCTCAATCAGCTCATACATTTATTAGAACTGATAGAGATTCAGTAAGTACATTACCTGTATTAACTGAAAACATTGAAGGATTAATTAAAATTAATGATACAACACAATTTACTTCTTCTTTAAGTGGTAGTGGTGTTGAATCAGCATATGTAACTCGAAGTGTAGGATTTATTAATGATATTATTAGATTAGGAACTGATGATATTCCTTTCGCATTAGCTAAATGGTTTGATGATACATTGGATACTCCACAACAATTAACTACTGGTTCTTATGTAACTGCTAGTGGTACTTATACAACTGATACTGAATTTGGTATTGTAAGTTCTTCATTTGGTCAAATTATCAATATCATCGAAAATGGTACTGGTTCTTTACCAACATTGGTAACAAATGCAGAAAATAACATTAAAGTAACTTCAACAAATCAATTTACTTCTTTAATTAGTGGTTCATCTACTGAAATAAATAAAGTAAGTTCATCGATTGGTATTATTGAAGATATTGTACAAAATGGATTAGGTGTTAAACCAACAATTGTAAAAAATAACTCTGATGTTGATAATTTAATTAAAGTTACTGATGCAGTTCAATTTACATCAGAATCTTTTGGTGATAGATTACAACAAAGATTGATTTCATCATCAATCGCAATAGTAACTACAATTGTTGAAAATGGAACTGGTTCATTACCAACAGTTGTTGAATATGGTTCTCCATCGGAATCACCAAAAACAATTGCAGCTTATAACTTACTAAAAGCAAATATAGGATTTATCCAAAGTGAATCAATCGCATACTTATCATCTTCTTGGTCAACTGCTTCTTATAATGAACAAAGTTGTAGTAGAGATATTGGAGCAATCATAAGTGGAGCAGCAGAAGATATGTTGTATAACGCAAACTCTTCATCTATATTTAATGGTAAATTCTACTATGATATTCCATCACAAGCACAGGGTGTTCAATTACAACAAACATTAGATGGTATTAACTACGCTGGTAGATTAGCAGAAAGTATCGTAAGAGGATATACATTCCAAACTGCATCTGCGGTAGTTAGTGGTTCTTATGAATTGATTAGAAATAATAGAGAATTTATTGAAAATGAAACAATTGAATTCTTATCATCTTCTTGGGATGGGTTTACTTACAATGAAATAACTTGTAAAAGAGATATTACTCATATTATAGATGCTGTATCAACTGACCTTCTTTATGGTGGTAACGAAAGAAGTGTAAATGCAGGTGATTACTATTATAGATTCCCATCAGCAGCTATTACGGGTGGTGTACCAAATGAAGCTAGACAAAAAGACCCAACTGTAACTGCTATTGATTATGTACAAAATATAGTAACTCAAATAGTAAGTGGAGAAGTATTCCAAACTGCATCTGCAGAGGTTGAATATGTTTACGAAGCAATCAGAGAAAATAGAGAATTCTTACAAGCTGAAACTGTAGCATTTGTAAACGCTAAATATCCAAACTTCGAATACAATGAAGCAAGTTGTAGTAGAGATACTGGATTTATCATCGATGCTGTTGCTACTGATTTAAGATATGGTGGTAACCAAAGAGCATTAACTGCTGGTGAATTCTATTATAGATTCCCATCTGAAGCAACTGGTAACCAATTAGATGAAACAACTGATGCATTAATCTATACTAAAGATTTAATTCAAAAATTAGTAAACAAAGAAACTCTATTTGTTCAAACTGGAAGTTTGAATACTGATAATGGAATTAAAGTAACTTCATTCTCACCAGCAACTGGTAGTAGTATAACTGATGTTACTATTCTTAATACAATTTCATCTTCATTCGCAATTGTATCAGATGCAATCGCTAATGGAACAGGTTCAACACCAACGGCTTCGGTTTATGGTTCGGTATCAACTGATTCCGATGTATTAACTGCATATGGATTGATTACTGCGAGTGTACCATTTATTCAAAATGAGGTAATTGCTTACATCTCATCATCGTGGGTAGGTTTTGATTACAACGAAGCAAGTTGTAGTAGAGATACTGGTTTAATTGTAAATGGTGTAGCAGAAGATTTAAGATATGGTGTAGTATCGGCATCAGTAGTAAACGCTAAGTTCTACTATGAATATCCATCTGAAGCAACTTCATCTCAAGCACAACAAACAATTGATGGTATTAATTACGCATATCAATTGACAGAACAAATTGTAAAAGGTGTAACTTTTGATTTCCCATCAACTCAGATTTCTGCATCAGTTGAATTGATTAGAAACAACAGAGAATTTATCCAATCAGAATCAATTTCATACCTAAGTTCATCTTGGGAAGGATTTGATTATGTAGAAGCAACTTGTAGAAGAGATGTTGGACATATCTTAGATGCTGTTGCTACCGACCTTCTTTATGGTGGTAACCAAAGAAGTAAGATTGCTGGAGAATACTACTACAAATATCCTTCATCAGCAACATCAACTCAATTAGAACCAACTACAACTGGTATTAAGTATGCTGGTGATGTAGCAAGTAAATTAGTACAAAACGAAATATTTGTAACGGCATCTGCTGAAAGATTGGCTGGTAATAAAGTATTATTAGATAATAAAGAATTTATCCAAAACGAAGTAATCGCATATATTTCTTCTTCTTGGAGTACATTTGATTATAACGAAGATAAATGTAAGAGAGATACTGGTTACATCTTAAATGGTGTAGCAACTGACTTCTTATATGGTGGTAATGAAAGAAGTAGAATCAATGGTGAGTACTACTACTTATATCCATCGAACGCAACTGTTAATTTCCAAAACAATATCAATGGGCAATTAAATCAAACAATTGATGGAATTAACTACTCAGCAAGATTGGCTGAAAAGGTAATGGAAAACACAACATTTGTTACCGCATCTGCTGAAGTATCTGCATCGGCTGAATTATTGAGAAGAAATAGAAGTTTCGTACAAAATGAAACTATCGAATTCATCTCATCTTCTTGGAGTAATGTAACTTACAACGAAGATAAGTGTAGAAGAGATACTGGATACATTATAGATGCAGCTGTAACTGATTTAGTTTATGGTGGTAATGAAAGAAGTAGAGTAGCTGGATTGTACTATTGGAGATATCCTTCAAGAGCAACGCAAGGTGGTACTCCATCAGAAGCTAATCAGTTAGACCCAACAATCGATGGAATCAGATTCGCAAATGGAACTTCACAAAATGTAGTTCAGAACTTAGAATACATAACTCCATCGGCTGAAATTAGAAATGGTGTTCAGTTATTAAGAGATAACACAACATTTATACAAAAAGAAACAATAGCTTATCTAAGTTCGTCTTGGAGTGAGTTTGAATACAACGAAGTTAGTTGTAGTAGAGATTTAGGATACATCATAGATGCAGTAGCAACTGATTTAACTTATGGTGGTAACGCTAGAGCAGTACAAGCGGGTACTTTCTACTACTACATTCCTTCAATCGCTACAACGGAGCAAAAACCACAAACAACTGATGGTATTGATTTCTCTAAAGGATTGGCAGAGAAGGTAATTAAACAAACTCAATTAGTATTCCCATTCTTATTGAATAAAAATGGAGCTAATGCACTTAGAGCAGCTAAAAAAGAATTACAAGGTAAGGCAATTTCGTACACAAATGCGGCATTCCCTAACTTTGATTATAATGAAGAAAAATGTTATAGAGATACTGGTTTCATCTTAGATGCTATCGCAACTGATATCATCTATGGAGGTAATGAGAGAAGTATTAGAGCAGCAGAATCATATTACACTGGTGTATATGGAAGTGCGGCTGTTGTGATTACTGACCAAAAATACGAAACGGCTCAGACAAATAGATATTTAAGAACACAATTCCAATTTGTGGCTAGACAAGCGCCTGTTGAAGAGTTTGGTTCATTAATTATCACAACTGGGCATGATTTCTCATATGCTGGTTCAGGTGTAACTTATAAAGCACTACCTCCTAACCAAGGTGGTGATGGTGTACCTGACCCAAATAAAGAAATTACGGAAATAGCCGGAGGTAGAGTATTCTTTACTTCAGGTAACGAACTTGGTGACTTTAGAATTGGTGGTGGTCTTGTTATTAAACAAGCGTCTGGTACATTAGAAGGTAGAACATTCTCTAAATCGCTATTCTCACTTGTAACACCATTCTCATTAGCACTGCAAGATTAAGAAAAAAAAGTGAATAAAAATAAAAGAAATATTTATATAGGATATGGCAGAAGAATTAATACCACTTAACGCATTTAAATCCGTACTTACCACTTTGACAGGTGATGATGACGTAGTATATTCAGCTCCTAAAGGAGTTTCTACTATCTTATTATCTGCTCAAATAACAAATACTGGAACTGTAAATCAACCTGTTACTATTAGTATAACAAGTAATAGGGATTTGCCAGTTCCTCAAGTAGATTCAATTAATAATTCGGGTAGTTTTTTGAGTGCATCCGCATTAATTGCAAAAAATCAAATTTTTATCGAAAAAGAATCAGCGGCTTACACTAATTTTCAAAATAACTTACAACCAATTCCGTTTAGTTTTACATCTTCTTTTTTTGAAGAATATGTAAGAACGGCTATTGATGGTGTTGAAGCAGATTTAATAGCAGCAGAAGGAGGAACACTTCAAAGTAAAAAAGCGGCTCTTTCTTACTATAATAAGAATGGAGAAATCTTAATTCCTAATAATTATTTTACAGCATCTTATCAAGCGATAGATTACGCTAATTTATTAGTACAACAAATACTTATCAATGAATCAGTAACGGGTTCTTCTGATGTAACTAGATTATATCAAGAGAGTGTTACACAATCCATTGATAATTCTTTGATAGCAGAATCGGGTTCAATTAGTGCTTCGGTGGATTTGCTTAATGCAATATCTAATACCATATCAAACCCAACGAGAGTTGAACAAGCACCTGTTGATTTAATTACTAATGTTGAAATACCTGCTGGAGATTCACTATCACCGATTGTAGCTGGTAAATTAGTATTAGAACAACAATTTTCACTAATTGTATCAGGTTCTACCGATTTAACGGTAATTTTATCGATACTTGAAAGTGCAAACGAATAATTATATATTAAGAACAAAAATAAATGAGCCAATTATTAAGCGGAAAGGTTAAAGTAGTAAGACCATCCGATGTTTCGGAGGATAGGTACGAATATCTACGACTGAATGAGGCTGAACCAAACTTAGGTGTTCCTGAGAGTGGTTCTCTTTCATCTGGCTCCATTGCGCTCGTTGCTTCCGATGCGGAAGGTAATCGTTTATTTGTTACTACACTTCAATTAGAGCAAGTAACGGGTTCATTTAGTGGTTCATTTGCTGGTGATGGTTCTCAATTAAACAATTTACCCGAAGCAGTAAGATTAATATCTGGTTCGGTATCCGCATCAATCGCTCCAAATACTGGATTCTTAGTAAATGCATCATCATCAATAGTTGGTGATTTGGATTTAGATGGTACTGCAAGAATCACTGGTGATTTAATTGTTGATAATCGTATTGTAGCTAGAGAATTAATTGTAGAAATCATTTCATCTTCAGTTATTTTCTCATCTGGTTCAAATATCTTTGGTGATGAACTAACCGATAAGCAAGAATTTACAGGTTCAGTTGAAATTACTGGTTCATTGACCGTAGATGGTAATGTAGAAATACCATCTGGGAGTGGATTCTTTAGTGGTAGTGGTGAGGGGTTATTTGATATTCCTAAATCAGCACTCGCACCTGATGCATTTGATGCATCAAAAATTATTACAGGTTCAGTAACCGCATCAGTTGACCCATCTGGTTTCTTTAGAGTAGAATCTACTGGTTCAGTAACTTCAGAATTTAGTGGTAGTGTATTTGTAAGTGGAAACTTACAACTCAATGTTAGTTCATCTTTTAGTGGTAGTGGTGCTAATTTATTCGATATCCCTAAATCGGCACTTACCGATGATGCTTTAATATCTAATTTAATTACAAGTGGTTCGGTAACCGCATCTGTTTCCGATGATGGATTCTTCAGAGTGTTTGGAACAGGTTCAGTAACAACTGAATTAAGTGGTTCACTTTTAGTTAGTGGAAATGTTAATCTAAATAGTGGTTCTTCATTTAGTGGTAGTGGTGAAAATTTATTCAACATTCCACGTTCAGCGTTGACTGATGATGCATTAGAAACAAATTTAATTATTAGTGGAGCAGTAACTGCATCAGTTTCACCTGATGATGGTTTTGTTGTAACTTCAGAAGCTAGTGGTTCTACATTTAGTGGTTCAATATTTTTAAGTAGTGGTTCGTTCTTTAGTGGTAGTGGTGAAAATTTATTTAATGTACCATTAGCAGCACTTTCGGATGATGCTCAAGACGCTGTTGAAGCAGTTCTTGCTTTTGAAGCTGGTTTATTAGCTACTGGTAGTGTAACCGCATCGGTTTCTGATGAAGATGGATTTGTTGTAATTTCTGAAGCAAGTGGTTCTACATTTAGTGGAAGTTTAAGATTAAGTAGTGGTAGTGTATTTAGTGGTAGTGGTGCTGAATTGTTTGATATTCCTCGTTCAGCTTTAACCGAAGATGCACTTGTTAGTAATAATATTAGAAGTGGTTCGGTAACTGCTTCGGTATCTCCAAATTTTGGATTTGTTGTAGAATCAGAAGATAGTGGTTCTACATTTAGTGGTTCAATTTTCTTATCATCAGGTTCATTCTTTAGTGGTAGTGGTGAAAATTTATTTAATATACCAAGAACCGCATTAACTGATGATGCATTAATTTCAAATTTAATATCAACGGGTTCAGTAACCGCATCAGTTTCAACCGATGGATTTTTTAGAGTAGAATCTACTTCATCTGTAACAACTGAATTAAGTGGTTCACTTTTAGTTAGTGGTAATATAGAAGTTAATAGTGGTTCATCTTATTCTGGTAGTGGTGAAAACTTATTTAATATCCCATTCTCAGCACTTTCAAATGATGCACAAGAATCAATCGAAGCATTGGTATCAAGAGAAGCAATTTTTATTGGTACTGGTAGTGTAACTGCATCAACTGAAGATAATGTATTTAGAGTAACTTCAATAGATAGTGGTTCTATATTTAGTGGTAGTATTCAACTAAGTAGTGGTTCGGTATTTAGTGGTAGTGGTGCTGAATTATTCGATATTCCTAAATCTGCATTAGTTGATGATGCACTTATTTCAAATTTAATAACAACAGGTTCAGTAACCGCATCAGTTTCAACTGATGGTGTATTTAAGGTATTCGCAACTGAATCAGTAAAATCTGAATTTAGTGGTAGTGTCTCTATATCAGAATCTTTAGATGTACCAATTATAACCGCAGATAAAATAACTTCTGACCAATTTACAGGTTCATTAAGTGGTTCGGTTGCTGGTGATGGTTCACAACTTAATAATATTCCTCAATCAGCACTTTCTGAAGATGCTGTAAGAATTGCTAGTGGTTCAGCAACTGCATCTGTTTCACCAAACTTAGGATTTGTAGTTAATACATCTGGTTCTATTCAAGGTGATTTAACAATTGATAATGATTTAACAGTTGGAGGTAGAATTACCGCAACTGAAATATTTACACAATTCATTTCTTCATCAACTATTATTTCAACTGGTTCAAACATATTTGGTGATGATAGTGGTAGTGATACACAAAAGTTATTTGGTGAAACTACTATTGAAGGTAATGTAACTGCTAGTGGTTTTATTACATCAAGTGGATTTGTAGGAGATGGTTCTGGATTATTTAATATTCCACAATCAGCACTTTCTGAAGATGCACCATTGATATCAAGTGGTTCAGTAACCGCATCGGTTTCACCTGATGATGGATTTGTAGTAAAATCTACTGAGAGTGGTTCTACATTTAGTGGCTCAATAGAAGTTAGTGGAAGTATAACTCTAAATAGCGGTTCTTTCTATTCTGGTAGTGGTGAAGGATTATTTAATATTCCACAATCAGCACTTTCTGAGGATTCACCACAAATATCAAGTGGTTCAGTAACTGCTTCAGTTTCACCTGTTTCTGGATTTGAAGTAAATACATCGGCATCAATTGATGGAGATTTATCAGTAACTGGTGTAACTTCTGCATCTATTTTTAGTGGTAGTGGTGAAGCATTATTCAATATTCCTTTATCAGCTATCACCGAAGAAGCATTTAGAATTGTTAGTGGTTCGGTAACCGCATCAGTTGACCCAGAAAGAGGATTTGAAGTAAATTCAACTGGTAGATTTGAAGGTGATTTAACAGTTAGTGGTAGTGTATTTATTTCATCATCAAATCAAATAAAAGATAATTTAACAAAAATAGTTACTGTTGTTTCAACTGATGATGGTAACAAATATTTTGTAGATGGACAAAGACATCCAGATTTATATTTAGTAAGTGGTAGTACATATACATTCGACCAATCGGATGCATCAAATGCAACTCACCCATTAAAATTTTCTACAACATTAGATGGTACTCATGCTGCTGGAACTGAATACACTGCGAGTGTAGATACAGGTAGTATTTCTGCTGGACAAGCAGGTTCTAAAGTTACCATACTAATAACATCACAAACACCAACTCAACTTTACTACTATTGTTTGAATCATAGTGGTATGGCTGGTGCTAGTGTTATTAATGTTGTTACTGAATTCCCATATTTAGATTCAAGAATTCAAGACAATCTAAAAATAGATGGAACATTAGAAGTAACCGAATCAATAAGTACTCCAAAGGTTGTAGCTGATGAGTTTAGTGGTTCATTTAGTGGTAGTGGTAGAGATTTATTTGATATTCCACTATCAGCATTAGCAGAAGATGTAGTTCAAAGAAGTTTTATAGCTAGTGGTTCATTTACCGCATCGATTGCACCTGATGAAGGATTTATAGTAAATACATCTTCATCATTTGAAGGTGATGTTGATATATTAGGTGATACTACTATAACAGGTTCTTTGGTAGTTTCATCATCTATTTTATTAGAAAATATACCAACAAGTCGTTCAGTATTCATATCGGAGAGTAAATATTTTATAGATGGTATTGGTAAATCAAGATTTAAAACTGTTAAAGGACAACCTTCTTATTTTGATTTATCAGATAGTTCTAATGCTGGATTTGATTTTAAAATATCTGAAAATTTAGATGGTACAAATTCCGATAGTGGTTCTCAATATGTTATTAATGTAGTTAGTAGTAGTATAAATCCGGGTAATAGTGGAGCTTTCTTAACTATTACACCATCGGCTAGTGCACCATCTGAATTGTACTATTATACACCTCAATCAGAATCATATGGTGGTATATTTGATGTATTGGATACTATACCAGAAGTAACAACTAATATTTTCAAAGGAGATGTAGATGTAACTGGTAGTTTCGATGTAAGTGAAAAAATAACAGCTGATAAAATAGAAGCTAATGAATTAAGTGGTTCATTCTCTGGTTCATTTGTTGGAGATGGTTCTCAATTAACAAATGTACAAGCGGATTTATCACCTGTAATCGCAAGTGGTTCTGCTACGGCATCGGTTGAGAGTGGTAATACTTTCGTTGTAACTGCAATAAGTGGTTCAGAATTTAAATCATCTTTGGATGTAAGTGGTAGTGTATCAATAGGATTCTTAACTGGAAGTAAAAATTTATCTGTAACTGGTTCGGTTGATATTGCTGAATCTGTAAGTGCATCATTCTTTGTTGGTGATGGTTCTCAATTAACAAATGTACAAGCTGCAGCTGCTCCTCTTATCGCAAGTGGTTCTGCTACTGCATCGGTTGCTAGTGGTGATACATTTGTTGTAACCTCTCCAATTAGTGGTTCTATAATTACCGGTTCAATTCAAACTTCTGGTTCAATAACTGTTGGTGGTGGGGGTATATTTAGTGGTGATGGTAGTGGTTTAACTAACATTAATATTGCAAACTTATCACTCAATGTAACTCAGTTATCGAGTGGTTCGGCAACCGCATCACTTTCATTTAATGAATTTAAAGTATTTGACCAAGGAATTACGGCAAGCGTAGATTCATCATTTAGTGGTTCAGTTACTATTTCAGAATCATTGAACGTTGGTGGAATTATTACTGGTGATGGTAGTGGTTTAACAAATATTGATATTGCTAACTTAGCAATTGATTCATCTCGTATCTTTAGTGGTTCGGTAACCGCATCGGTTGATCCTGGTGGATTCTTCAGAGTTGAATCAGAAACAGGTTCAGTTAAGGTAGAACTTAGTGGTTCACTACATGTTTCTGAATCAATAACCGCATCACTTTATCAGGGTGATGGTGGTGGATTATACAACATTCCTCTTGATGCGATTGAAGATTTACAATTAAATAGAATCATATCTGGTTCATCAACCGCATCGATTTCTCCAAACTTTGGTTTAGTTGTAAACAACCAAATTAGTGGTACACTCTTCGTTGGTGATGGTGGTGGATTATTTAATATTCCTGCTGAAGCACTTCAAGACTTAAATATTACACAAATTACTTCTGGTTCGGTAACTGCATCTGTTGATAATACCGATGGATTTATTGTAACATCGATAGCTAGTGGTTCAACATTCTTTGGTAATATAGAAATACCATCTGGAAGTGGATTCTTTAGTGGTAGTGGTGAGGGATTATTTAATATACCTGCAGATGCAATTGAAGGATTAGACCAAAGTAGAATTTTAAGTGGTTCAGTAACCGCATCTACAAATCCTAATGATGGATTTGTTGTAACATCAGTAGAGAGTGGTTCAACATTCTTTGGTGATGTTGATTTTATAAATGATATTAGTGCATCTAAAATTCACGCAAGAACTGAAGTATTCTCACCAAGAATTACTTCATCATTCGTAGGACCATATCAGGGTGAAAATAGTGGTGTTGATGTACCTGATGATTTAGATATTTTAGTATTTGACGCTGATGCAAATAAATTTAGACCCGTAACACAATTTGGTAATACAGCAACATTCCCATTCTCAAATGTAACTCAGGTAACATTCCAACATAATTTTGCTATCGATTATCCAGTAGTTCAAATTTATGAAACTGGTTCAAATGGACAGATTATTCCACAATCAATCGAATCAATTGATAGTTCATCGGTTAGAGTAACATTTAGTGGATTAACAAGTGGACAAGCAGTAATTGGTACTGGTGGTAGATTAGCAGGATTTGTACAAGGTTCTGATGTAGTAGGTACGGTACTTTCAGCATCTTACGCTGATTTCGCTAAAAACGCTGATACGGCATCAAACTTATTAGGATTTAGTTCTGAATCTCTTGCTGAAATTGGAAACTTAGAAAATTATATACAAAATGACCAAACTGCATCGATGACAGTTCTTTCAGCATCATTTGCTGAAACCGCATCATTTGCATTAAATGCATCTTTCTTAGATACATCAAACTTCTTATCATCATCACAAACATCTTCGATGACGGTATTATCCGCATCATACGCACTTTCAGCATCTCATGCAACTAACGCTGTATCTGCTGAAGATTATGTGAGAAATGACCAAACGGCTTCGATGACTGTACTTTCAGCATCTTATGCAGCAACCGCTTCATTCGCTTTAAATGCTGGTGATTTCTTAGGAGAAAATTTCTTACCAAATACTGGTACTGGTTCTTTCATTGGAAGATTTGAAGTAAGTGGTAGTTTAGTAGTAACGGGAAGTACACAATTAATAGGATTAGAAACGGGTAGTTCAGATACAGTTCTTATCATTGATGAAATAACTGGTGAAATTAAAAAGAGAGATGTAACCGCCGTAAGTGGTACATCTGGTACTGGTGGTACTTCGGGTTCTTCTGGAAGTAGTGGTACTACGGGAACTGCGGGTTCTTCTGGAACAAGTGGAACAAGTGGAAGTTCGGGTACAAGTGGAACGAGTGGAACAACTGGTACATCGGGTTCATCTGGTACATCTGGAACAAGTGGTACTGGTGGAAGTAGTGGTACTTCTGGTTCAAGTGGTACGAGTGGAACATCTGGTTCAAGTGGAACATCTGGTTCAAGTGGAACATCAGGTTCATCCGGCTCATCTGGTAGTTCTGGTTCAAGCGGAACAAGTGGAACATCTGGTACAAGTGGAACGTCTGGAACTTCTGGTTCAGCTGGTTCAAGTGGAAGTAGTGGTTCAAGTGGAAGTAGTGGAAGTAGTGGAACTTCTGGTACAAGTGGAAGTAGTGGTACATCTGGCTCATCGGGTACAGCTGGTACAAGTGGTACAAGTGGTACAAGTGGAACTGCTGGTAGAGAGGGTGGAGCTTTATTTGTAGTTAGAACACCTGGTGGAAATAATTTTACAATAGATGGATATAGTGGAAATCAACCAACTATAACTGTTGTAAGAGGTGAATTATATTACTTTGATGTTTCAAATGTAAGTTCATCACATCCATTCGCATTGAGATTAGCTAGTGAAAGTACAACCGCTGTACCTGGTACAACAAATAATGACCCAACAAATGGAAAACATAGTACATCAGTATTAATTGAATATAGAGTACCTGAAAATGCACCTAATAATATATTCTATCAATGTACTGTTCACACATCAATGCTTGGTACTATTGAAATAGAAAATAAATTTGGTACATCTGGAACAAGTGGCTCATCAGGTTCAAGTGGTTCAGCTGGAACATCAGGTTCTTCTGGTTCAAGTGGTACAAGTGGTATAAGTGGAAGTTCTGGTTCATCAGGTTCATCAGGTTCATCTGGTACATCTGGTAGTGGAGGAACATCAGGTTCTTCCGGTTCAAGTGGAAGTAGCGGAAGTTCTGGTACATCAGGTTCATCTGGAACAAGCGGAACATCTGGAACAAGCGGTTCGAGTGGCTCAAGTGGTTCTTCTGGAAGTAGTGGAACAAGCGGAAGTAGTGGAAGTAGTGGTACAAGTGGACAAGAAGGTTCTTCAGGTTCAGCTGGTACTTCTGGTTCAAGTGGTACTTCAGGTTCAACTGGTACGGATGGAACATCAGGTACTTCTGGTACGAGTGGTACAAGTGGAGCTGAAGGTTCTTCAGGTTCAGCTGGTACTTCTGGAACGTCTGGTTCGGATGGAACATCAGGTTCAGCCGGTACTTCGGGTACTTCTGGTACAACTGGAACAAGTGGAACAAGCGGAACATCGGGAACATCGGGAACATCTGGAACAAGCGGTACATCTGGTAGTGGTGGTACGGCTGGTACTTCGGGAACTTCTGGAACATCGGGTACAACTGGTTCAGAAGGTACATCTGGTACATCGGGAACAAGCGGAACTTCTGGTTCAGCAGGAACAAGCGGAACATCAGGTTCAGCAGGAACTTCTGGAACATCGGGTACAACTGGTTCGGAGGGAACATCAGGTACAAGCGGAACTTCTGGTTCAGCTGGAACATCAGGTTCGGCAGGAACTTCTGGTTCAGCTGGTACGAGTGGTACATCAGCTGAAGGAAGTAGTGGTACGGCGGGAACATCAGGTACAAGCGGAACAACTGGAACTTCAGGTTCAGCTGGTACGAGTGGTACATCTGCTGAAGGAAGCAGTGGTACATCAGGTACATCTGGAACAAGTGGAAGTAGTGGAACTTCTGGAACAAGTGGTACATCAGGTTCATCTGGTACATCCGCAGAAGGAACAAGTGGAACAAGTGGAACCTCTGGAACGAGTGGAAGTAGTGGAACAACTGGTACATCAGGTTCGTCTGGTACATCAGCTGAAGGAAGTAGTGGTACATCAGGTACTTCGGGTACAAATGGTACTAGCGGAAGTAGTGGGACAAGTGGTTCAGCTGGTTCAAGTGGTACAACAGGTACTTCAGGTTCGTCTGGACAAGATGGAACATTCTTCGGTAGTAGTGGTACATCGGGTACATCCGGCTCAGCTGGAACTTCTGGTACAACTGGAACAAGTGGAACAAGCGGAGTAGACGGAACATTCTTTGGAAGTAGTGGTACTTCTGGAACATCTGGAACCAGCGGTAGTAGTGGCTCATCTGGTACTGCTGGAACTGGTGGTTCTTCAGGTACATCTGGTTCATCTGGAGCTGATGGTGTTGATGGACAAGCTGGTACTGATGGTACATCAGGTAGTAGTGGTTTAGATGGTACTAATTTTGGAACCGCTGGTACATCTGGAACTTCTGGAACAACTGGAACATCTGGTTCAAGTGGAACAACAGGTACATCTGGTAGTAGTGGTTTAGATGGTACAAACTTTGGTACATCTGGTTCATCAGGTACAAGTGGAGCAGGTACTTCGGGTACAAGCGGTCAAAGTGGTTCATCGGGTACAAGTGGTACAACTGGTACATCGGGTCTTGATGGAACTTTCTTTGGTTCATCTGGTACGGCAGGAACATCAGGTACATCTGGTGCTGGAACATCGGGTACATCTGGTTCAAGTGGTACAAGCGGTACAAGTGGACAAGATGGTACTTACTTTGGTTCATCTGGTGTAAGCGGTACTTCTGGTTCGGCTGGTACTTCTGGTTCAACCGGTACTGCTGGAACAACTGGTACTGGAGGAACAAGCGGTACAAGTGGAACATCGGGTTCTTCTGGACAAGATGGTACATTCTTTGGAAGTAGTGGAACATCTGGAACAACAGGTACTGCTGGTTCTACTGGTACGGCAGGTACAACGGGTACTGGTGGTAGTTCGGGTACAACTGGTACTGGTGGTACATCGGGTACAAGTGGACAAGATGGTACTTTCTTTGGTTCTTCGGGTTCAGCAGGAACTTCTGGTACAAGCGGTCAAAGTGGAACATCTGGTGTAAGTGGAACTGCAGGTTCTTCGGGTACTTCTGGACAAGATGGTACTTTATTTGGAAGTAGTGGAACTTCGGGTACAAGTGGTGAAAGTGGTTCTTCGGGTACTTCTGGAAATACTGGTTCTGATGGTACATCAGGTACATCAGGTTTAGATGGTACTTTATTTGGGAGTAGTGGAAGTAGTGGTACGACAGGTACTGCTGGTAGTAGTGGTAGTAGTGGTACAAGTGGTGAGACAGGAACTGCTGGTACATCGGGTACATCAGGTTTAGATGGTACTTTATTTGGTTCATCAGGTTCAAGTGGTACTGGTGGTACTTCTGGTGTTGATGGCTCTTCGGGTACATCTGGTTTAACTGGAGCTGGTGGTACATCAGGTTCTTCTGGAAGTAGTGGTACTTCTGGACAAGATGGTACTTTATTCGGTTCATCGGGTACTTCTGGTACGAGTGGATTAGGTTCATCTGGTACTTCAGGTTCTTCGGGTTCATCAGGTACTTCTGGTTCAAGTGGATTCTTAACGGTTGATAATGATGGAAGTGATAGAGTTCTTACTATGGATGGTGATGGAACTGCAACCGCAGAAACCAACTTAACTTTCGATGGAAACTTATTGGATGTAACTGGTGATTTAGATGTAAGTGATGCTACATTCTCTCTGAGATACCACGAAAATTATGTAAACATTGGTAATTCATCAGGAAGTACAAATATTAATTTATCTTTAGGTAATAACTTTAGAATTAATAGAACCGCATCAATAACAATTACTCTTTCAAACGCACCAACAGGTCCTCGTTCTATCGGATTCACATTGGTGTTGGAAGATGGTAGTGGTGGAACTGCAACTGTAAGTTGGCCTGGTACAATCGAATGGGCAAATGGAGCAGCACCAACATTAACCGCAAATGGAAAAGATATTTTAGTATTCTATACTTATGATGGAGGAAGTACATATTATGGATTCCTAAGTGCAAATAATGTAAGTTAATGAATAGTTATGAGTATAGCAAGACGTTTAATTTCAATAGAAGCAGGACAAGTGAGACCTTTTAAATTTACAATACAAACTGGAGGAGCAAATACACAATTTGAACTCCCTTTAACATCACCAAGTGGAAAACAACCAAATATAGTTGTTGATTGGGGTGATGGTAGTGCTACAACAACTATTACATCAGCATTATCATCAAATAGATTCCATACATATTCAGTAGCTGGTACATATCAAATTATAGTTAATGGATATTGTCCAGGTTTTAACGTTAATAACAACACATCTTATAAAAATTTATACCGTTCAGTTGATGATTGGGGTGGTGTGGATTTTGAACAAATAGATTTCTATGGATGTACTTATTTAACAACTATTCCAAATGATGGAGCAACTCCAACTCCAAATGCAACATTGCATGAGGGATTAAATACTGTACTTAGATTTAACTCTACATTTAGACAAACAGGAATTACAATAATTCCAGCTGGTCTATTTGATTACGCATCAAATGTTACATCTTTTGTTAACACATTCGTATTTTGTACTGGATTTTCATCAATCCCATCTGGATTATTTGATAATAATACAAATGTAACATCATTTTCAGGTACTTTTAACGCATGTTTAAGTTTAACATCAATTCCAAATAATTTATTTGATAACAATACACAAGTTGTAAACTTTGAATCAGTATTTAGGAACTGCAGGGCTATAACCGCAATTCCATCAAACTTTTTTAGTAACAACCAATCGGTTACAACATTTGCTAATGCATTTAATATGGCAACAACAGCTAACTCATTAGGTGGAACAACTCCAACCGATACACCAAGTGGTGATGAAATTTGGGAAAGAACTCCAACACCTGTTGGTACTGATTGTTTTGCATTTTGTAGTGGTTTAACTAATTTTGGTTCGATACCAGCAACATTTAAATAAAATATTATGTATCTAAAAGTATCAGGTTCAACTATAACATATCCATATTCGGTTCAAAATTTAAAAATTGAGAATCCGAATGTAAGTTTTCCATCAATTATCCCAGATAGTTTGTTGGAAAATTTTGGTGTGTACAATGTTGAATCAAAAGATAGTGGTTATGATGATGATTATACTAAAGATGTAGTAGAAGTAACTCCAACTTTATCAGGTTCGGTATATGTACAAACATATCAAATATCTGATGCAGATGAAGTTACCATAAATACAAGAAAAGAAATAAAGTGGTCTGAAATAAGAGATAGTAGAAATACATTATTGAGTGATTCTGATTGGACACAATTTCAGGATTCACCAATTACAGGTTCTAAACTAACTGAATGGCAAACATACAGACAATCTCTTAGAGATGTAACAACTCAATCAGACCCTTATAATATTGTATGGCCTACCAAACCATCTTAGAAGTTAAAAGATAATTAATTGATATTTATACAAAAGAAAAGATAATTATCAATGAGAATAGACCAACCCAGTTTTTCAGGTTCGATTACACAAGCCCCTTCAGCATATGCTGAATTAAGTGGTTCTTTCACTGGTTCGTTTAGTGGTTCTGTTACTGGTTCATTTACTGGGGATATCACAGTAGAACAAGCTGAATTTACTGATTTAATAGTTAGGCAAACTCTAAATGTTGGAACAACTAATACTGGTAGTATTACAAATATTATCAATAGTGGTTCAGTTGAAGTAAGTGGTTCGATAAATGTAACTCAAGGAAATTCATTTACAGTGGAAGGTGTAGATGTATTAGATTCTGCGTTGGCATTCTCAATAGCATTAGGATAGGAATATGGCAAACACATTTAAAAATAGTATAAAAGGGCCAGCAGGAACTGGTGGTTTAAGCGTTTACACAACACCAGCCGCAACATCTACAACAGTAATTGGTGTAAATGTGGCTAATATTGTATCTCAAAATATTTATGTAGATGTACAAATAACTGATAACTCTGCTGGAGTTACTAAATACTTAGTAAAGGGAGCAGTTATCCCCAATGGTTCATCGGCAGTTTTAGTTGGTGGTGACCAAAAAGTAGTTTTGGAAGCAAATGATTCAATGACAGTAACATCTAATGTAAATAGTTCGGCAGATGTTATTGTATCAGTATTAGAGATATCATAAATAGAGGTTAATGGAATACGGAGGAAAGAACCCAAACGGAATTAATCAGGTCAGTCAAAGTTTACTTTCGATTGATGTTCAAGGTGTAGAGCAGGCAACTATATCCACATCTTCGATTGATATAAATACGTCCTTAAATGTAGATAATAGTGTAACTGCATCTTCTTTTAGTGGTTCTTTCAGAGGAGATGGTTCCGAATTAAATAATATTCCAACAACTGCACTTACTGGTGATATAACAAGAATAGCAGAAGGTTCAGCAACCGCATCGGTTGAAAGTGGAACTACCTTTGATATTACTGGTGATACTACAATAACAGGTTCATTAAGTGTAAGTTCATCTATATCAGCATCTCGATATGATGGTGATGGTAGTGGTTTATATAATGTACCAGCATCAGCATTAGGTGATATCGATAGATTAAAATCAGGTTCAGCAGAAGCTGTAATTTCTGAAAATCAAGGTTTAAGAATAAACACCGGTACTACAATTGATAAATTTTTAATTGTAACTGGTAGTGGTATTTTTAAAAATAATGCACAAGTAGATAACGATTTAACAATCGGAAACAATTTATCAGTAGGTGGAACAATAACATCAACTGAATTAATAACAACATTTATTTCATCATCAGTAATTTATGCATCGGGTTCGAATGTATTTGGTGATGATTCAACTGATACACATCAATTTACAGGTTCAGTTCTTTTAAAAGATTCTATTGTAATTCCAGTATTTAGTTCAGCGCCTGCTAGTGGACAAATCGGACAATTATATTATAACGATACTGATACTAACATTTATAGATACACATCTGGTGGATGGGAACCTGCAGCTGGTACTGCTGGTACATCTGGTACAAGTGGAACATCTGGTACAAGTGGGACTTCAGGTACATCTGGTTCATCGGGTGTAGATGGTACATCTGGTACAAGTGGTTCTGGTGGAACATCTGGTTCTGGTGGTTCTTCTGGTTCAAGTGGAAGTTCTGGTACTAGTGGTTCTGGAGGTACTTCTGGCTCTGGTGGAACAAGCGGAAGTGGTGGAACGAGTGGTTCTGGTGGAACGAGTGGAAGTGGAGGAACATCTGGTTCTGGTGGTACATCTGGAACAAGTGGTTCTGGTGGTTCATCAGGTACAAGTGGTTCTGGTGGCTCATCGGGCTCTGGTGGTACATCGGGTTCTGGTGGTTCAAGTGGTTCTGGTGGAACAAGCGGCACATCTGGTGTAGATGGAGTAGATGGAGATGATGGAACATCTGGTAGTGGAGGTTCATCTGGTTCAAGTGGTTCATCTGGTTCATCAGGTACTTCTGGTACATCTGGACAAGATGGACAAGATGGTGTGGGTGGTTCTTCGGGTACAAGTGGTAGTTCTGGTTCATCTGGTACGGATGGTTCGGAAGGTACATCGGGTTCTTCTGGTGTAGATGGTACATCTGGTTCTTCAGGTTCATCTGGTTCAAGTGGAACAAGCGGAACGAGTGGTACATCTGGTAGAGATGGTGCTAGTGGTGAAGGTGGTACGCCAGGTACTTCGGGTTCATCTGGTACATCTGGTAGTGGAGGAACATCGGGTTCTTCTGGAAGTAGTGGTTCAAGTGGAAGTAGTGGTACTGATGGTGCTGCTGGTGCAATAGGTTCTGATGGTACAAGTGGTTCTGGTGGAACATCTGGTAGTGGAGGAACAAGTGGAAGTGGAGGTTCATCTGGTTCAAGTGGAAGTAGTGGTACTTCAGGTTCATCTGGTACATCTGGTAGTGGAGGAACAAGTGGTGCTGATGGTGTAGTAGGTTCCGATGGTACATCTGGTAGTGGAGGAACATCAGGTTCTGGAGGAACATCTGGTAGTGGAGGTACTTCGGGTTCTTCAGGTACATCAGGTTCAAGTGGAACAAGTGGAAGTGGAGGTTCATCTGGTTCTGGGGGTTCTTCGGGTAGTGGAGGAACAAGTGGAAGTGGAGGTTCATCTGGAACATCAGGTTCTGGTGGTTCATCTGGAACATCTGGTAGTGGAGGTTCATCTGGAACATCAGGTTCTGGTGGTAGTTCAGGTACTTCTGGTTCTGGTGGTTCAAGTGGATTACTTTCCCTAACTGGTAATACTGATAATGGTGTAATTACCCTAAATGGGTCAGCACCAAACGCAACCGTTGAAAGTAATCTTACTTTTGATGGAACAACATTAACAATAACAGGTAACTTACAAGTAACAGGTACAACTACAACAGTTGATACTGAAACAATTAAGTTAGCAGATAATATTATTACTCTTAATTCAAACTTTACATCAGGTACTCCTTCGGAAGATGCTGGTATTGAAGTATTAAGAGGAGGTTCAGCAACCAAATCATTCTATTGGGATGAATCAGCTGATAGATGGCATGCGGATGATGGATTAGAAACAAATGGTAACTTATATGTAGGTGGAAATAATACAGCTACAACTTTTGATTTAGTTGCAACTGATACCGCAGGAGCGCCTGCTTGGACAACATTAATCAGAATGACTGGTTATGAGGGTAGAGGTATTGGTACTAAATTCTTTGATACATCATATGGTTCTCAGGAATGGTTCGCTGGTTTAAGATATAGTGGTGGTTTTTCAAATTACCAAATTGGATATCAAGCATCTGGTGGACAATCTGAATACTCAGCACAATCATTATTAACAATTAACAAATCAGGTGAAGCAACATTTAGTGGTGGTATTAACTCAACATTCTTAAACACTGGACAGGGTGATTATGAGTTATATGCAATGAACCAAAATGTTCGTACAACTGATTCACCAACATTTGCTGGATTAAGTTTAGGTGCTGGAAATCTTAACTATGTAACCGATATCTATTTAGATGACCAAATCATCAGTTATGGTGATACTAATACTTACTTACAATTCCATGCAGAGGACCAATGGCGAGTTGTAACTGGTGGTGGTGAACGATTAGAGGTAAATAATAGTAACACCACATTATCTACTAATTTAGTAATCAATAGCCATGCTATTGATATGGATTTAAATAATGTAGCTGATAACGCTATTTCTCTTAGAGAAGTACGGAATAGTACATGGTCATTTATATTTGTAACTCAGGGTGCTGGTAATGATAACTCATCTGGATTCTGGGTAGGTAGTAATGGTTACCCTGATATGAGGTTAAGAAGAGAAGATGGTACAGTAAGAGCATTAATCTCATCTTGGGAAAGGTCATATACTTCTTTTGGGTTTACGGACTCAACAGATATGAGGGCTCCGATATTCTATGATACAAATGATACTGGAAAATACCTAAATCCAAATGGTACATCATCGCTACAGGCGATTAATATGAATAACAACAATTTATACAATGTTAATAATATACAAATAAATGACCCTGGTGCTGGTGAAGGTATTCAATGGTTAAGTGGTAATGATTGGAGAATCTATGAATCTCCTGATAATATGAGTAATGCTGCAGGTAATCTACAATTTACCACAGGTACTACATTTAGATTCAGAGTAGATACATCGGGTAATAGTTACTCATCAGCATCATCAAGAGCACCTATTTTCTATGATTCAAATGATACTGGAACTTATGTAGACCCTAACACGACAGGAGTATCTTTCCAAACATTAGGTCAAATAAGAACTACTAGAGCAGATGGGTTTAGAGTTGATAGTTCATCATATGCTAGAATTGATTTGGATTCTAATAATAACTGGTCTTATGTACGATTACAAGATAATGGGGCAACTTCTTGGGATATTGCATCATATAATGGTGGTAATTTAGAATTAAGACCTGGTGGGGGTGGTTCAAATAGAACTTATTTCGATAGTAGTGGTAACTCATTCTCTGAAAATTCTAAAAGAGCACCTATTTTCTATGATACAAATAATACGAGTTATTACGCAGACCCTACTTCAACTTCTGTATTGTATCATGCACAAAACATATATGGTAGTGAATACATACATAAAAAACATTCTGGTTCTGATTTTACATCTGGAACATTAGTACAAACTGATATTACTTCAAATACCACAAATGGGGCATCGTTTGTATTAGAAGCAACTGGTAAAAGTTATTCATCAGACCCACCATTTAACTTTATGGTTCAGGGTTACTTATATAACAACACTATTATCAATTATTCTGGTTTACATATTGGTAAAGCAGGATTCTCTACAATGAAAGTATTTGATAATGGTGGTACACTTGCATTTTGGTGGCCAAGAGTATCTTATTGGAATTCATTTGAAGTAAGAGTAAGAGATGCTGGTGGAAATTCAAGAAATAGAGTAACATCTATCACAAACTCAACCGAACCTTCATCTTCTAAGAAGGTAACGGTAACAATGAGAAATGTACAAATCGGTGGAACTGCAGTAAATGCACAAGATATGTACGCACCTCGTTATTACGATAGTGATGATACTGCTTACTATGGTGATTTCGCATCTACCTCTATAATGAACAATGTTCAGATAAATGGACAATTGGATATTAGAGGATACATTGATGCAGATGCTAATGACCCGATTGAGATTTATGCCAATATGGAATTCCAAGATGGTCAAACTCTTCGGTTCGGTAATGGTTCTGACCAACAAATTTATCATTCAGGTAATCACCTATATATTAGAAACTACAACCATGCCGGTGGTAACTTCTATTTCCAAGGTGAAAACACATCAGGTACCAATCAAGCACTTCTTTACATGCACACCGATACGGCTAGGACTTATGTTAGATTGTATGAAAATGATGGTGAACGATTAAGAACAATAGATGCCGGTGTTAGAGTTTATGGTGAATACCAAATTAATGATTCAAATACTCAGTTAGAAGAAGGTAATGGTAACGCACTAAGAATGAGAACTAATTCAGGTTATGTTGATATGGGGCCAATGAATACTTCATATGCACATTTCCAAACTGATAGAGGATTATTCTACTTTAATAAACAATTAAGAACTGATGGTGGTATTTCTGCATACAATTCTGATGATTATGCATATTACCCAATTTATTATGATTGGAACGATACTGCATATAGAGTTGACCCTAATGGTGATTCAAGATTATGGCAGTTAGGTGTTGGATATGGATTACCATCTAAGAGATTGCATGTAATTGGTGACCATGGTAACTCTGCATTAAGAGTATCGCTTCCTTCTGGTAACAATGGTGCTGGTACTGGTGAAGTTATTTTACAAATGTGGGCATCTGAACCAGGTAACACTTGGGATTGGGCAGGATTTGGATACAATGTGGATAACAACCTAAATGGTGGTGGTGGTGCATATTACTTTGGTAGACCAAATACCAACTTTGGGCAGGCATATATGAGGTTCTCAACCGCTGGACACACTTATTTCTATAATACTGATACCGGTGGTACTCGTAGAACAAATATGGAAATGTATTCTTCTGGATACATTTATGTAAACAACTACTTACAGGCGGGTAACTCTTTAAGAGCACCAATTTTCTATGATTCAAATGATACTGGATATTATGTAAATCCAGCATCTCAATCTCATATGAACACCCTTACCCTTGCAGGTAACCGAATCGGATTCATTAATACATCATTTGATGCTGAAATTAGAGTAGATGATGGTAATCCAAATGGAACTGGAGCAAACTTTACCTTCTATGGAGATACAGGTCAATACAACGCACAATTAAATGCTGAAGTATTTAACGCTACGGCACAAATGCGTTCTCCGATTTATTATGATTCAAATAATACTGGATATTATGTAGACCCTAATGGAACATCAAATCTAAATGCACTTCAAATTCAAAAAACTTATCAAAAAGAATATTATATTGATGTACCTGGTTCATTTAATGGTTCATATGCTTGGGTAAGATTTAATATTAGTAGATTCAATGGTGGTGGTATGCCTGTTGAAATGGCAATTTCTCGTAGAATCAATGATAACAGTAACAATCCATATGGAGGTTGTACTGCGAGATATATTATAAACTCAAGAGAGTGGCATAGTGGACAAGAAAACTATTGGTACTTCTATACTGAACATGGTTCTTATAATGCAAACCAAAATCCTTATGGATATTTTGTACGTTCAGCTGGACCAAGAGATTTAGCTAGTGGTGGTTATTGGTTCTATATGGAATTACTACAAGGTGTTAGATATAGAGTTTCTATATCATCCGATTTAAACTTTAATAATAATACTGTTGGTAATATTGAATACAGTGTTTCTGACCCTGGTGGTATAAGGAGACAATTGTTAGGTAGTGGTGTTAATGGTAATAACTCTACTTACAATAATGTTAATGCTGATAGATTCTATAACCACGATAATCCAGCATACTTTGCAGACTTTGGTTCAGAAATCAGAATGCCTGCACATAGTGGTACAATGAGATTGAGAACCAATACTCATTGGGATTCTCAACCAGGTATTGATTTTATTGGAACTGCTGGTGAATTCAGAATGAGTTCTGATACTGGTAACCTAAACTTGAGAGTTGATGGTTGGGGTATTTTCTATGATTATGTAAACTCACCAATCTACTATGATTTAAATGATAGTGGTTTCTATGTAAATCCAAGAAATACTTCTCGAATGAGTGGTCTACGATTGGATGGTGTTGATAATCAAGCATCTGGTGATGATGCAATCCTATGGATTAACAAACCAAACAACAATGACTGGGGTATGATTGTCACTGGTAACTTGGATTATGGTATCGACCTTAGAATGGCATCATCTAACTCATATGCATTCAGAATCCTACGAGGTGGTAGTGAAATGTTGAGAGCAAACTCGGATTACTTATATCACTATTCTGATATGAGAACTCCAATCTTCTACGATTCGGATGATACGGGGTATTACGCTGACCCTCGTTCTTACTCATCTTTCAATGATTTCAGAGCAACTGAAATCTACGCTAGAAACTGGTTTAGAAACGATAATAGTGGTGAAGGTTTATACAACCAATCAACTGGAATGCATTGGTATTCTGATTCATCATCTCGATGGAGATTATATTCTGGTAGTTCATCAACTGCACAAATTTTATTCACAACATCTGGTAACTCAGCTAGAGGATATGTTTACGCAACTAACTCAAATGAAATCGGTTTCTTAGATGCTGGTGGAAGTTGGGCAATTAGACACCAAAATGATAATGGTACTTACTTCTATTCAGATGGTAGTACATTAGAAGCTCGGATTGGTGTTGATACTGTAGGTGGTAACTATGGTACAATGAGAGTTGATAGAACGAGAAGTGGTTGGGCTGGATATTCAATCAATGGTGGTTGGGTATTTATGCACGATAACTCAAATGCTGCTGGTATCTATAATGATTACGAAAATGAGTGGGCTATCTTAATGTATAGAAACTCATATGTTCAGTTAAGATATAATGGTACTTGGGAATTAGAAACTCAAAGTGGATATGTACAAGCAAGAGGTTCATTTAGAGCACCACTTTTCTATGATAATAACGATACAGGATATTACTTAGACCCTAACTCAACTGGACAAGCTTTAAGATTAAGAGGAAGAATTTATATCGGACCAAACAATAGTTGGGGACGGTACTTACAAGTCGGTGGTAATGGTAGAGAATATGTAGACAACTCATCTGTTGCATCGGTAGTAACTACAAATGGTAACTTACACTTAGATTCAGCTAGTGGATATACTACATATATTAACTACTATGATGGTGGAACAACAATATTTGGTACTGGTTCAAATAATGAAGTAGCGAGATTAAACTCAGATTACTTTAGACATAATTCTGATGTAAGAACTCCTATTTTCTATGATAATAACGATACAGGTTATTACGCTGACCCAAATAGTACATCGATATTTAATTCATTCCGTTCAAACGATTTAAGAAATAGATATGGAGTATCAACCGACCATACATATGGTATTTATTTCTCAAATGATAGAAGTTCAGCATACGCAATCTTCAGAGAAGGTGGTGGTTGGTCTTATCGGTACCCTGATTTAAGAATTGCATTCCATACGGGTATTAAGTTTGGAGCAAATGCATCTTACAATGGTATGCGTTTCTACAACGATTACAACATGGCAACGCAGGTAATGTCTGTTAACAACGCAACTGACCCATTGGGTGGAAACAATGTGTATGTTAACTACAACCTACAAGCTGGAGATTCGTTAAGAGCACCAATCTTCTATGATTCAAATAATACTGGCTATTATTTTGATGGTGCATCTGCACACTCTACGAGATTTGAAGGTGTGAGTAATAGAACGATGGCTTATATGGGATTACCAGGTCATACGAGAAATAGTGGTGAATATTATAGAAGTAGACCTCGTCAAACTAGTGATACTAACTATTGGACTGGTGCCTATGGTTGGGGTAGACAAGATATGAATGTTGTTTCAACTTGGGGTTCTGGATTCATCGATTCTTGGAGTAACCCAGATAACCAACCTTCAGGTACATCACACTGGGTTGGTGCACAAGCATTCCACTATCGTAGTTCTAACACTGGTGGTTATGGATGGCAAATGGTTGGTGGACCTATTTCCAATTTGAGATTCAGAAGCTCTTGGAGTGGATGGAGAGGTTGGGTAACTATTCCAATGTTAGATGTTAACGATGGTAATGGTGGTTCAATGTATGCTGGTAGATATTATGATTCAAATAATACTGGTTATTATTGTGACCCAGCTGGTTCAACTCAATTACGGACTGTTTACGCAAACGATTGGTTTAGACCTCAAGGTGGTACTGGTTTATACTTCCAAGATAGAGGAACAGGTGTACGTTCAGTACAAGATGAAGGTGGAGAGTATGGTTCTGTTGCAACTTATGGAAATATTGGTGGATGGGATGGATTCTCTCTTAATGGTAGAATTGTATTTATGCACGATAATAGTTCTACCGCTGGTATTTACAATGATGTGAATAATGAGTGGATGACTCAATACATCAGAAACTCACACACTTACTTACACTACAATGGTGGTTGGAAAGCAAGAACTGAAGGTTCTGGTCTTAGAATTAATGATATTCTTTACGCTGAAGGTAACGTCATCGCTTACTACTCAGATGAAAGATTAAAAGATATTGAGGGTGATATTGATAACGCTCTTGATAAAGTTGGTAAGTTGAGAGGTTTCTATTATAGAAATAATAAAGAAGCTAACTTAGTTGGGTATGAAGGAAATGAACTACAAGTCGGTGTATCTGCACAAGATGTTAAATCAGTTCTTCCTGAAATTGTACATCCAGCTCCAAAAGCTCAACGATTGGGATATGATTATATGACGGTTGATTACGATAGATTAACTCCATTATTAGTTAATGCAATCAACGAACAAAATGATATTGTTAAATCTCAAAAAGAAGAAATTGAATATTTAAAGTCAGAACTTTCTGAATTGAAAGAGATGATGAAAGAATTATTAAAGAAATAAAATAATTATGGCATTAGAAAAAGTAGTAGTTTTAAACAAATTAGAGATAAATGTACAAAATCCATCATTGGGTGTTGTAAAAAGAGTTTCTTTTATGGAAAATGGTGTTGAAATTAGTAGAGACCATTTAGAATTCTTTTATGATGAAGTAAATGAAGCAGATTTATATGCTAGTGAATCTTTATTCATTCAACAAGCATGGGAGCATGTATCTTCAAGTTTCGTAGAAACTTCAGGAAGTATATCTTAATAATATTTGTGTTTATAAAACTTAGGTTATATTTATAGGTGATTGTTTTCCGTTTGGGAGACAACCTATATATTTATATATAAAAAAGAAATAAAAATGGCAGTAACTTATTCTTGGGGTGTAACCCAAATGACTAAAAAAACAGTAGGTGATTACGAGAATGTGATTTTACACGTTAGATGGACATGTACTGGTACAGAATCAACAACAGGTACTGAGGGAAGATTTGTTGGAGCTACTCCAATCGATTTCGATTCAGGTTCAGCTGATGAGTTCGTAGCTTTCGGAGATTTGACAGAAGAGTTAGTATGTGGATGGGTATCCGCTTCGGTAACAAGTCCAGCAACTGGATATTGGGACCACATCTCAGAACAAATCCAAAAGAAGATTGACGAGGTTGATGATGCTAGTGAAGAAATCGGTGAAGGAGACTTACCTTGGTCAACAGGTTCTGTAACCCCAACTCCAGTTAGTGGTTCAGAGTAATAATTGTTGGTTTCAAACTTTTAGTTATATTTATAGTAGTAATAACTAAATTGTTTATTAAATAATACGGAGATAATATGGCAGAAAGAATTGTATCACCTGGTGTATTCACAAGAGAGAATGATTTATCGTTCTTAGCACAAGGTGTAGGAGAAATCGGAGCAGCGTTCATCGGACCTTTTAAACAAGGACCAGCGTTTGTTCCCACAATCGTTAGAACTCAAAGTGAGTTTGAGGATAAATTTGGTACTCCTGATGGAACATACTATACAGATTATGCAGTACAAAACTATTTAAGAGAAGCTGGTACGGCAACAATCGTTAGAGTAGCAGGAGTAGGTGGTTACCAACAAGCAGCACCTATTGGTTTAGTAGCTAGTGGTTCAGATGGAAGTAAAAAATTAATCGCATCTCTTCATTCAACAAATAATGGTGATGAAGAAGTTGGGTTTAGTGGTTTTACAGTAACTTCATCAGAACTTACATCTGGTTCATTTGTAGTAAGTGGTAGTGGTATTGGAGAAGTATCTTCTTCATTACTTTCATCAGCTAACAATGATGTAACTGATGTATTTGGAGTATCTGCATTAGGTTCAAAAGATGCATACGCTTATTCTTACTTTAAAAATGCAGTAAGTGGTATGAGTTTAGCAGTTGCTAATGGAGAAGCTGTTCAAGCAGAAGCTCTTCCAACTCAAAACTTTACTTACGATGCGAGTTCAGCATCAACTCCTTGGGTCAAATCACAATTAATCTCCGGTGAAAGATATGACCTATTTAAGTTCCATACTTTAGGAGCTGGTAATGGTGAAAATAAAAGATTTAAAGTTTCTATCTCTGGTGTTAAAGCAGCGGGTGAAGATGGTGGAACTGATTATTCAGTATTCAGCATAACTATCCGTTCTTATAGTGATACTGATAAGAGAAAAGTAGTATTAGAAACTTTCAACAATGTAAACTTAGACCCAGATTCTCCGAATTACATCGCAAGAGTAATTGGTGATAGATATTACACTGTTGATTCAAATGGTAAAATTACTGAAAATGGTGATTGGATAAATAACTCATCATATATTAGAGTACAATGTGGAGCACAAGGTTCTTACCCTGTATCAGCTGCACCATTCGGACATGGAGCATATACTAACCCAATCAAAGCAACTGATGAAACTATCGTTCCAGTAGTAGTTTACCAAACAACTTCAACATCAAATACAACTGGTAATCCTTATCAATATGCTGGTTTCGATTTTGAAACTATTGGTGTAAAGGATGATAACGCAAACTACTTAAACCCAATACCTGAAAGTACAGGAGTTGGTTCAAATGTAGCATTTGGATTTGATGGAAATGTAACTGGTGTAGGTTTATCATTAGAAATGACTGGTTCAGCAACAGCTGATATGATTAAGAGACAATTTACATTAGGATTCCAAGGTGGATTTGATGGAATGAGTCCTGCTAGAGAAATTGCTTTAGGAGCATCAATCTCAGCTGGTAACTCACAAGGATTTGATTTAACTGATTCAACGGCTAGTGGTTCGGTAGCATATAAGAAAGCAATCGATGCTATTTCAAACGCTGATGAATTTGATATTAATATGGTAGTAACGCCGGGTATCGTAAGAAGATTACACCCAGCGGTAACTACTGATGTGATTGATATGGTAGAAGCTAGACAAGATTGTTTCTATATCTCTGATTTAACTTCAGTAAACGATACAATCGCACAAGTAACTACTCAAGCTAACTCAATCGATTCTAATTATGTAGGTTCTTACTATCCTTGGGTTAAAACAGTAGATACAAACACTAACAAATTAGTAAGTGTACCACCTTCAGTACTATTACCTGCTGTATATGCAGCTAATGACGCTATCGCAGCTGAATGGTTCGCACCTGCTGGTTTAAATAGAGGTGGAATCATCGGAGCAGTTTCAGTATTGAATAGATTGACTCATTCGGAGAGAGATACTCTATATGAAAATAAAGTAAACCCAATCGCAGCATTCCCTGGACAAGGTATTGTGGCATTTGGACAGAAAACATTGCAAGATAAAGCATCAGCATTAGATAGAATCAATGTTAGAAGATTATTAATCAATGTTAAGAAATTTGTGGCATCTACATCTCGATTCTTAGTATTCGAACAAAATACGGCATCGACTAGAGGTAGATTCATCAACACTGTACAACCTTACTTAGAAGGTATCCAACAAAGACAAGGATTGTACGCATTCAAAGTGGTTATGGATGAGACTAACAACACACCTGATGTAGTTGATAGAAACATACTTGCTGGACAGATTTTCCTACAACCGGCTAAGACAGCTGAATTCATTGTAATTGACTTCAACATCTTACCAACTGGAGCATCGTTCTCGGCATAACAAAAAAATAGATAACTAATATTTATTAGTATAAAAGAGGAAATATAAAATGGCAGAAGTATTAGAATTTAACGAAATGATGTTCACAAACTTCGAACCGAAGATGAAGAACAGGTATATCATGGAGATTGATGGTATTCAATCATACTTGATTAAAACTGCAGCTAGACCATCTATCAATTTCGAAACTGTGAAGTTAGACCACATCAACACTTATAGAAAATTACAAGGTAAGGGTGAGTGGCAAGATATCACAATCACATTGTATGACCCAATTGTTCCTTCTGGAGCACAACAGGTTATGGAATGGGTAAGATTAGGATACGAATCTTTAACTGGTAGAAAAGGATACGCAGATTTCTACAAAAAAGATATCGATTTCTATATGTTAGGGCCTGTTGGTGATAAAATCGAACAATGGAAGTTAAAAGGTGCATTTATTCAGGCAGCTAACTTCAACGATTTAGATTTTGCATCTAATGACCCAGCTGATATCGAATTAACTCTTTCATACGATTACGCTATTTTAGAATTTTAAGATATTATCCACTACTATCTATATATTTGAAGAAGGTTCTCTTAGTGAGAACCTTTTTTC